TAATATACATTTCGCTCACAATATCTTTTGCAGTGTCTTTATTTACGCCTAGGCTTTGAACTACTCCAAGCCAGATATTATGCTTTTTATAAAGTTGTGTAATTACGCATCGCATAGCGTAAGTTAGAAACTATTTCCGAAAACTAAAAGGGCGCGTGGTCAAGCTTAATCTTTTTTACTAAACTTTCATTGTTTATAGAGTACCCTACATTGTTCGTAACTGCTTTAAGCATAATCGGGTCGTCAAGCGGTGTACAACGCCCTCCGGAAGAAATACTTTTTATCTTTTTTATATGTAGCTGGCTATACATAAATTCTGTCGGGTGCTGGATTAGTCTGTGGCAGCAAGCGAAAAAATCGCTACGGTTCACGAATTTGGCGCCACCTTCAATACTAGAACTTTCCGGTACTTTAGGAAACCCGGCGTATTGACCTTCGCGGTATATCTGCCTTATAGCCTCAGTGTTTGCGTGGGTACATAGCCAAACGGTTACTTTGTGTTTTTTACAAAAAAGTCTTATGTCTGTCGTTGCTTCATAGTCGTATTCGTGTACGCCCAAGCCTTTAAGCATACCTTTGTCCTTAGCTAAAGAATTGTACGGATCAATTAAAAACCCGTTATATTTAAAACCTATTCTTAATTCAGAGGCTTCTTTTAAAAGCTCCTTGTATGTATAAAGTTTGTTGTTGTCTATAAACTGAAAATGTTTTTTTATCCAAGCAAGACCAGCATTAAAGTCTGGCGGTATTATTTTATTTATCGGTTGCTCTAATATAAATTCTAATAGCTTCTGTATTAATTCGTAAGGCTCGTTTTCGCTAGAATAGATTAAAAACTTTTGATCGTGCTTTAAGGCATACAAAAGCATTAAGTAAATAGTAAGGCTGGTTTTTCCAACATTTGCGTGACCAAGCCATATTCCAAAGTCTTGCGGTTTAAGTCTAAAAAATTCGTCTATTTCTGGTATGTCAAGTTTTAAGCCTTGCTTTAGTTCGCCCTTAGCAATACTGTGAAGAGTTTTAATTTGGTCGTTGTAATTTACTAGCATATCGTATTTTGGTTTTTAAAGATAAAAAAAAGGTAGCATTTCTACTACCTTAATGTTTTTGTTTAGTTGTCGTTTAAAACGGCAATACCTCTCCCGGCTCTTCTTTAACAGGCTCGCGGTCTGGCATAAATTCAGAAGACTTTACTTCTTTTACTTCTGACTTAGCTGCTTGTTTGTTTAGTTTTGTAAACTTAGCGTACATTTTGCTAGGGTCTTTTTTACCCCTAAGTATATCTACAGTACAAAAACCGTTATTTTCTTTTATGTGTTCTTTGTGCTTTCGTAAAAAATCTACGAACTCTGCGGCTTTTACGTGAACTTTAGAAACTACAAAATCTCGGTCTGGGACGTCTTTTACCGCCCAGCTGTCTACAAATTCGCTTTCGTATTTACTTTCGTTATATTCCATATTATTTAGTTATCCAGTTAAACATTAATTGCGCGTCGTTTATTATACTATTTACGTCTACTCCTGTCCGTTGCGCGTTAAACTCGGCAGCCGCTTTTATGCAAGTCTGTTTTACAATAAGTTCGTCTTTGCTAGTTGTGACGTAATTTGCTTTTGGAGTAGAATTAACAGGCGTTGCGTTTTCTTTACTATACTGATCCTGTGGTATTCTAGCGTTTTTGTATTGCTCGTTAGTTATTTCGTAAGAAATTTCGTCTCCTACTTTAAACTTAAATTCGCCTATTGCAAAAAACGTATATTGGTTTCCGTCGGCAAAAGTTACTTTATACTTTTCTTTATCGTTCCAAGACCCAATCGGATCTATATGTTTAATTTTTCCAGTTTTCATTTTTAAGGGTTTTAAAGGTTACTATAAATATCTGAGTTTATATTGCTACTATTTTGTTTTTCTATTTCTAAAGAGACTTCTAAAAATTCAACTCGGTTTTCTAAAGCTTTAACTCTAGCTGTCAAAAAGTCGATGTGTTGATCTTTAGGCGTTTTATTAATAGACGTAGCAATCCGTATATCTTCCGGGTGCGTCATTTTCTTTAATTAAATTTATTATTTCTGTATCTGTTTCGGCTGTATAAAAAATACTACCGTCAGCAAGCAAAACTTTGCAGTCTCTTATTTGCTGCTCAATACTTACGATAAAATTTATATTAAGGTATATTTCGCCTCTGTCAATATCAAAAACTTTTATCATATCGTATCGTATTACACTCGCAATATACGCAAAATGTTTATAAAAAAACAAAAAGCGGTCTAAAAAAACCGCCCTTTGCTCCTATTACTACGATATGAATAGATAAAACTAGCGCTCTATCTTTTGCTAAAATACTATTTTTTTAGTAGACTGTCTACTTTTTTTGTGTATAATTCTATAAGCTCTTGCAGATCGCTAACGGTGTTTCGTTGTATTTGTCGGCTTTTTTCTAAAAGGTCGTCGGCTGTATTTTTACCGTACTTTTTATTTAGGTTTTTAGCAAATACAAACTGTCTTCCGTAAAAATGGCAGTTGCAAGAATAACACTGCGGCATAACGTTTTGTTCGTCGTACCTTGTTGCGGTGTGCGATCTAGACATAAAATGCCCGGCTTGCATACCGTCTTTTTCCCAATACTTTTTTACGCCACAAGTAAAGCACTCGACCATACCGTTTTTGTCAGCATTACTTAACCGTATATACTTACTGAATATAGTGTCAAGCTTTTTTTTCAGCTTACTTACAGTTGGCTTTCCGCGCATTTAGCATTGGTTTACTAGTAGCTTATGCCCTAGGTTTTCGTCAATACTTTTTATTGCTCTGTAAATAAAACGGCTGTCGCGTCTGGTTTGCTCGCGCTCAGTTTTTGTACTGTCTGTACCTAAGTTTGTATAAGCGTTTGCGTCTATTTCTAATAGAGTGTCTATTTTTTTCTTATCCGACCACGTTTTATAACCGACTATCTTTAATACTCTGTCTTGTAAATCCATACTGTAAATTTATAAATTAAATAATTAAAAAAAACTCAAAAAAAAATTTGCCGTTAAGCAAAATATGTTTATTTTTTACTACTATACAGTAGACTACTATATAATAGACTACTATATAACTACTAACTATATAGCTAGACTACTATATACAGTAGACTACTATATATACTAGCTATAATCGTTTTAAAGCCTTTTAAGAGGCTTTTGCTACTTTTTGGTGCTAGCATACTCCTTAATCATTTTCTCGCCTGTACGCCCTATTACATAGCCTCCTATGCCTATTTGCAGTAAATTCCAAAATTCGTTTTCAAGCTCGGGTATTGGCAGACCAAATAAAGGCGCCACAAATTTTACGTATATAACTATAAACCCAAAGGCTAGCATTAAGATCGGTCTCCAGCTTCTTTGCAGCCAGTTGCCGTTAGCCTCCGCTACTATTATTTCAGTCTGTAGTTTTTGTAATTGTAGTTGCTGCTCTTTTAGGACTTTTAAGACTTCGTTTTTGGCTTTTATACGCTCTTCGTCGTTTGTAAATAGGTTGTCTATTACTTTGCCTATTTCGCCTATTACGCCTGTGCTAAACCAGTCTAGTATTTTTTTCATCGTCCTTGACCCTTATATTTCTTTTTGTAGCCTGTTTTACCCTTGCTTGCGTTTTTACTATGTACGCCTTTACGTTTTTTTCTATTTTTTTCTATAAATCTAGAAACTAATTTTTTCATTCCCAGCGAAATTGAAGTTGTAAAATCAGCAAGTATATGTTTAACTCTTTGTATATATGCTTTTCGTCGGCTGGGTAATAACTTATGCCTCCTATAAAACTTGTTGGAAAAAGCAATATAATACTAAAAGACATTAGAAACGACTGCTTATGTTTTCGTACTCAGTTTTTGCGTCAAAGCCTGGACATTCTTTATTACTAAAGTCTCGATGCCCATATACAGTACCGCCGTAAGCGTCTTTTAATTCTACTAATAAATCAACTAAAGCTTCTTTTTGGTCTTCGGTTCGGGTGTCTGTTGCTTTGCCTAAGTCTATACTCATTCCACCAACGTATGCTACACCGATGCTGTCCCAGTTGTGCCGTAAAACGTGGGCGCCAGTACGCTCAATTGGTCTGCCCTCTTCAACAGTACCGTCTAAGGCTATTAAAAAGTGGTAGCCTATGTCCGACCAGCCGTTTTCTTCAACGTGCCAACGTCTAACTTCGTCAATACTTACGTCTCTGCCTTCTGGAGTAGCCGTACTATGTACGATAATTTTGTTGATCTTACGCATTATTTTTTCTTTTTAATCTGCGCCCAT